GGCCAAAATCTAGGTAATCCTCGACTTCAATCACGAGGTATTCGATCCCGCGATAGAGAACCTGGTCTGGGATGATGCCAGCGGCCTGCTTACGAAGGGGGAACTTTGTGACGACGATGATGGTCGAGGTTGCGGTGGTTCCGCCCTCCTCGCGATCCGTTCCATTGTCGCCCTTGGCTGTGATGATGCCGCGCGCACGTGAGACGACCACATCCGAAGTCTGGCCGCGCCCATTGTTGGCCGTGATAGCCGAGCGCCTCCGCACCTGAAAGTAGGTCGACAGGAATGGGCTTGCACAGACAATCGCGCCTGGGTTCAGAAGCGGCATGACCCTATCGTCTCACTGTGCGCAAATTCCGGAAACCGGAATTTTTGGATTGATCGGCGGATGGATATAATGACCCCATGAAACTCTGCCAAGCATGCTGGGACGAACTAAAGAATGCAATCGAGGAACGTGGCTTGATGAAGTTCGTGGCCAAGGATGGAGCCCACGCTGCCGAAATACTTACCAAGCAACTTGCTGATAATAAAGCGGAGCGGCCATTTGAACCACTGATGGCAGCGAACTTTGCAATATGGCAGGTTTCGCTACAAAACTTTGGGTTGGAGATGATGGCGGAAGATGCGCCGTGCCCACTATGTTTCAAAACTGAATTGGAATCCACGTGCACAGATCCCGAATGCCATAAGCAGACCGGGCACGATTGGATCAGGTTCGCCGCAGATGAGCAGATGGAAGTAGCCCGCTCGCGCGGACTTATCTCGCAACCTAACTAACCTCGCGACAATGGTGTGTGAAATTTTACGGTTCTAGATCTCTTCACGGTCCAGAAACTCTTTCAGCGCCCGGAAAACTGACGCACCCCTGCTATCGGATTACAACCGACTCGCTACCGGGGTGCTGTTCGTTGTGGTGTAAGTGTGTGCCGGTTCAGAAGCGGGTGGGTGCTTCCATCTCAGGTCACCGGCAAGACCGCCAGCTCCGTGCTGGCCCTGGGGTAGTTGTGTCGCTTGGCAACTGCGGCCATCAAAGGTTGCGACGCACACTTCCGGCGACTCCCGCTCGGTAGGTCAATAGGTGGGGCTTTCCTCCACCACCGGGTTTTACGCCGATGGCAGCGGGTTGCCCCAAATCAAAAGTACCACAGCTTACCGCCCGAAGTGAAGAGCCGGCATCTGCGCAAGCTGGAGCAGGCCCACAAACAGCCCAACCCAGAAGCACGCGAAGCCAATAGCTGAAACCTTGGGGTTGCCGGGCGGGTTCGTGCCCGAGAGAAGGTACATCAAAAGACCAACGAAGCAGACGATCCAGGGAATGAGAGCAGTGAGCATGAGAGTTCCTCCTAGCTATGAGATGCACAAATTCCGGTTTCCGGAATTTACCGCTTCCGCTTGCGCAAAACAAAAGTCGTGGCGTTGAGCAATTGTCCGGTGTCCACCAGCCTGTTCGTGCGCGTAACTCCGCGGCGCCGGCGGGCTGCCAGCGTCGACTTCGCCAGCTTGGGCCACGGTCCCGTCCGTATCTTGTCCTTGATGCCGTCCACGGCCACCTGGCCGGTCGCCATGAGCAGCGCCTCGACCTTGCCGGCGTTGCCAGCCATCGCGGCCTGCCCGGCCTGCTTGAGCCCGTTCTCGATGCGTGGGCGAACGTTCTCGACGCCGTCCTCCATGAAGTAGCCTGCGGGAATGTTTTGCTTTGGGCTGCCCTTGTCCATGATGCGCGCAAGAGTCGGATTGTTGATCCCGTCTTCCTCTTCGCCGTCGACCACGGTGCGCTCGTTGGTCTTCTCGGGGTATCCGACCAAGACCTCTTGGCTGGCGAGCGCGCGTAGAGCTGCCATCAGCTCAGGAACCGTGTCTACCTTCAAATCGATGTTGACCTGAACCCCAAAGTTATTGCGTCCGGTCATAGAACCCCCACCCAGGACCTGCTCCGCACGCTGTGCCCCCACGGAAGGCTCCCAGCGCCACTGTTGGGTTCGGACCCCATCCTGGGCCAATGTAGACCGGTCCGGCGCCGAACATCGAGATCATGTACTTGATGCGCAGGCCGTAGATCGTCAGGTTCCAGTGGCTGGCGTCCTTCTCGGTCGCTGCCGCCACATCGTAGCTTGCGCTGGCGCTCCCGCCGGCCTCAGCCGACACCACGCCCCTTGAGAGCCCTGGGATGCCATCCGGAGCCCCAGCCATCGCCAAAGCCTCAAGGGCGAGGTTGTGGGCAATAAAGAGCATCTGCGCGTACTGGAACTGATTACCCCAACGCTGCTGGTTGAGCATCTGCACCGCAATGCTCGCCCAAAAGTTGAAGCAGGTCTGGGGGAAAAGAACCGCATTATCGAACTCCGGAAATGCCTGAACGAACGCGTCGTAGGCAACCGGCGTGGGCGTCAGTGGGGTCGGGGAGGACAAGGCAGCTCCTTACTTGGCGAGCTTGGTGGCGCCTGCAGGATCGAGCGCGGCAGGCTGCGCAGGCAGCACCTTGCTCACCGCAGGCGTGTACGCGCGCATGCCGTTGGCGATCGAGTACTCGTGCTGCGCAACCTCCAGCGGGACGTCCTGCACGCCGGCCTCGATGCGAACCATACGCGTCGGGCTTGAGAGAGTGAGGTTGAACGGCTTAGGAACCGAGACGGTCACCATATTGCCCTTCTCAGTCGACACAGGCTTCGCCACGGAAATTGCGGCAGCAGCGTGCGAGGCTTCGATATCGGCCAGCAGCTTCTCTTCCGGTGTCTGAACTTTGGCTTTGCCGGTGGCGATCAGGGCATCATTCGCCTGCTTGGCAAGATCCGCAGGACCACGCGCATTGATGACCTCAGCCACAGTCCGCAGCGCGGCCGTAAGCACGGAGTACGCAGAGATCAGCTTGTCTTCACCATCCGCCGGATTGTGCTCAATCACGGCATTGGAAGCGAGTTCCAGCGCAGCGCGAACGTCGGGCTTCGTCGATTCGGGGTATGCATCGGGGCTGCCTTCGGGGAGCGCGAGAGCCTTCTCGGTGTTGCTGATGCAGCCGGTGAGCTGCGCGAGGGCTGCGCCAGGCTTGAGTTCTCCGGGCATCGGAAGAATGGTCTGTTCGAGTTCGGTCTGGGTATCGGTGGTCGACATGCTGGCAATCCTCACATGAAAGGCGCCGGATGTAAAGACCAGCGTTCATGATTGGAGGATATCAGTGCGAGCAAGGCGTTCGCGGGCTGCGCGGGCTTGGCGCGCAATGCGCAGCTTGGCTTTGTGCTCCTCAGAGAACGCCTTGCCCTTGAGCGCTGCCGCGACCTTGGCGCGCTGTTCGGGGGTCTTGTTGCGATTGGTGAGCGATGCGCTGATTTTGGCTTTCACTTCATCCGGTACACCGTGGCCGAACTTGAGGTGCGAATTGCGCCCTTCCTCGTGGCGCTTCTTGGCTGCGGCAGACATAGCGGCTCGGTGCTCTGGAGTTTTGGGAACGCCCTTTTGGGCTTTGCCGTGCTGGCGGCCTTTCATCCAGATTGCCGCATCGGGGCGAGGTCTACCCTTTAGACTTGCGCTCGTTTTCTTTTTAGCTTCCTCGCTTCTTGGAACCCCTTTGCTTCTTCCTGGCTTACCCAAAAGAGATGCTCGCACCTTCTCCGCGATTCTCCTTCTTACTTCTATTGAGAGTTCGCGAAGGCCTTCACCGCCAGCCGTCTGATTTACTAAAGGTCCATATGGCTCTCGCCCTATTCTCGCGATTGTAGCGATTTCGAGAGCCAGCGCATCTTCATTGCTTAGCCCCTCAGCGATCTTTTTCTTAGGAACGACAATGCCTCGTATCTTCATGTTGCGAACGATGCGGTTCTTATGAGAGTCGCGTTCGCGAGGATTGTTGCACCGACGTTCATGCTCCAACCAGCGATTCCGTTGACCCTTACCAACATAGAACGGAACGCCGTTTTCTCGAAAGAGAATGTATACATAGTGGTCTGTGGTGGACATAAAAATGGAGCCTCCGAAGAAGCTCCATTTTATCAGATTCTATTGCAGTCTACGTGTAGAAAACTGCCAATCAAAGCCCATCCCAGTATGACACTGTTGATGGGTATGGAATCTCCACCACACCGAGCTTGAAGTAGTACGTGGTCAGGTGGTACAGGCCACGGTACTCCACCGGTGTGCGCTGCAGGCCGGGCGTCTTGGCCAGGCGCACGAAGCGCTTGTCCTTGGTGTAGCAGACCAGACGGTCGACAGTGCCGAGGGTGCCGATGGTTCCACCGACGCCTGCGCCCACGCACCACTTCGACGGCCGGATCGAGAGCTTCTTCTTGCCTTCGGAGGTCAGGAGGCTGTTCTCTTCGATGTACCGCTTGATGGACATGAGGCCAGAAGCCGTCGCCACCTTCGCCGTGGAGATGTACGCGTACTGCGCAGGCGGGATGAGGATGTCGGCGGGGATGACAGCCCATCCTGCGTTCGTCCAGGTGGTCTGGAGAATCAGGATGAAGTCGGCAAGAATCTCGTCCGGGGTCTTGGAAGACCATTTCGAGGATCCCTGCACGCCGTTGGGCAGGTTGGCCACAGCGGTCACGCGGGAGTTGTTCACGAGCCCGGTGTAGCCGAAGCCAGTGTCACCGATGTACGTCTGTTCATCGATGTCCATCTGGTATTTGAGGCTCATCGCCTCAAACTTCTGCTGGTCGATGGGGCGACCGACCTTGGCCGCAGCTTCGAGCTCGGGGATCGAGTAGCTCAACTCGTTGGCCCAGAGGGTCAGCGGGTTGGTGATCTTGGCGATGTCGACCGACACGCCGGCGATCTGGGTCGAGTTGCGACCAGCCCAGCTCTTGCCATTGCCGATGCCCTGGCCGGTGCCGAGGCCGCCGTTAGAACCGAACGTGCTGAGGGTGTAGCTGCTCAGGTCGTCGGCGATCGACACGTCCTCGCGGACGTCGATGTCGCGGCTCCACTGGTAGTCCACCAGCGGGATGTTGAGCGTCTGGTCGAGGCGCTCAAGCTCGCCCACCAGGAAGCCGCCGGTTGAGTCGGCGAACTTGCCGTCGTGGGTCTTCACTCGGTTGTCGAGCGGACGCCCCAAGGCGTTGCCTTTTGCATCGTGGGTGCGCTGGCGGTCAAAAGTGAGGGTCATACGTTTCTCCCGGTGGTTCTCGTGGTGCCTTGCTTAGCTGGGGTTACCGCCCCAGCGCGGTTTGAACTTGGTTAGGCCTAGACGTTGTAGGCAATCTCACCGACGCCGTATGCGTCGACGCCGCCCTGGAAGGTCGCAGGAATCGCGATGGTGTTGCCCGCGCTGGCTGCGGTTTCAAAGCCGCCCTGCGTGTGGCCGCCACCCGTTGCAGCGGTCCAGACGTAAACCGGCTGGCCCTTGACCGGAGCTCCACCCAGCGTGTTGATGACCACGAGGATGTAGCCGCTGCGTAAGACGTCGGAAGCGCCGACGCCAGGTGCGGCAGCCCCGAAGGGTGCGGAAGGGCCACCCGAAAGCTGCTGGATGGGGTACGGGCGAACGAGGATGCCATAGATGGCCGTGTCGCCCACTTCCACAACGCGCGCGCCCTGCGAAGCTGCGGCGATGACCACAGGGACGCCGAAAGCTGTCGGAGGAGCCGTGGGATCGAGCAGGGTGGGCTCGGTGACAGCCGCGGGGTTCATCCGCGACACAGTGCCGGGGATGCCGGCGCCCATGCGGTATTGGAACACCGAGAGGTCGTCGCGGAACTTCATACGGCCGCGCCGGATGCCGGAGGTATTGCGGCGATCGCCAAAGATCTTCGAGATGAGCTTCTGGATGTTCATGGTTCCCTTTCCCGTACTGCGGAGTTGCTAAAATCGTGGGCCGTCATGCTGACCGACCCGGGCTTGGTGGGCGGCTTCTAGGAGTGGTCTTTCCAGAAGTCGCGGTTGCGCTTGTTCTCTTCGGCACCGGTAAGCGGTGCGCCCGGAGTAGCGGTCTGCGTTGAGTCGCTGGTGCGCACGGTCGAGCCTTCGGCGTCGCGAACCCGGCGGATGATGGTGCCCACCGAGTTGAATAGCGTGCGAGCCTCGCCGCAGTTCAGCTTGGTGATCGAGTCAGCCGTGAAGTTGCGCTGGCCGCTCGCGCCCATAATGACGGCTATGCCGCCTGGGGTCAGAGCGTGGAGCCCGAGAACCTGCTTGCGGAAGTCGCACATTGCATCGCGCGTCTTCTTGGGGCCAGCAGCCGGATCGAAGGTCGGCAGCGGAACTCCGGGGGCGATGACCTCGGCGAGCGAGACCATGTCTTGGAAGCTGTCCGCGAATGGCACGCTGTCCTTGGTCTTGCGCGCGTCCTTGACGCCAGTTTCCTTCTCGAAGTCCTCTTCGTCTTCGTCGGTGACCTTTTCCGTCTCTTCCTCTTTTTCCTTCTTCTCTTCGAGGTCCTTGATGCGCTTGTCCATGGCATCAAAGCGAGCGTCATAGAGAGAGAACTTGGCGTCGAAAGCCGCAGCGTCTTGGGAGCCCACGTGAACGTGAACGGCGCCCTCTTCTTCTTCGGCCTCCTCGACCTTTTCCATTTCCTTGTCGAGAGCCTTTTCGAGCTCTTCCTCGTTCTCGGAGTCCTTCATGGCGTCCTTGAACTTGGGGTTCCCACGCAGAACTTTGAGAACTGCGTCGGTCACTCGGGCTGTGCGCGTCTTCCGGTTGGTTGCCACTTTGTTGCCTCCCGCGCCGTTGCCGGCGGAATCACTAATTCTGCACCGTGAGCCACATCGGCCTTCCGGTACCATCGCCACGTGGTTGCCCACGATGTCGACCTGTCGGCCTTGCCCCGGAGCGTCCTGCACGTACTCCGCGTCGTAGCCACAACTCACTTCCACTTCCCCCTCGGCGTTCAGGAGGTCAATTCCCTCCTGATCCATCACCAGCAGGTCGGCTAGGAGCAAATCGCTCTGGTCGCCACTCCCCTGCCGGGGGTCGTGAATGACGCCTACTGTCAGTTCCTTCCAGTTCGAAGGCTGTACATCAGCGTCGGGGTGATAAATCGTTACCGACTTACCACGAAAGCTCTCGATCGTCTCAGGTCGGAAAACCTCGCTGGGCTCCCGCTTGATGGTGATCGTTCCGCTTGGATCCGACTCAACACTCGGAACCTCGTTTGCGGAATAAATCTGGTCGCCGGTTCGTGCAATCGGTACGTTCCGGCAGAGCAAGAACCCTTCGTGCGTGAGTTCCCGGTTGGGGCCGATCTTCTCGACCGTGTAAAACCTTAGCTTCGCGTCGCGGGCCATCGATGGCCTCCTCTTACAAGAGTCCGCGGTTGCTTGAAGCCACAACATTGAAAGTGACGCTGGTCGCCGTAAAGGTGCCGGATGTGACCAGTCGTATCTGGGTCATGTGGGCAACATTGGCGATGTACATAGAAGTCGCTGTGGTGGTCTCCGTGGTGGCCGTGGTGCCAGGCACAGCGACCGCTGCGAGCAGCAAGGGAAACCAGTGGGTTCCGTCATTCGTACCCTGCAGAGCCCAAGTTGCTGTGGTCAGCGATGTCCCATAGACCGCAATCGAAACACCGCTAAACCCTGCGAGAGGGAAGACCGAGCTTGTCTGCGATGTTGCAGTCGCTGTGAAGGTTCCGACTCCGTAGTTCGGAGTGAGGGTGGGCTGAACACCGTAGTAGGGGCCTTGGGCAGAAGCGGCCGTCGAGGCTCCAATGAAGAGGGCGACGGCGAAAGCGATGAGAATGGCGAGGTTGCGACGCATGATCTTCACGGAAGGTTGCTCCTGAGCAGGTCTGGATTGCTCCTGAAAGAAACATACTTTACGTGTCAAGCACCGATAAAATTCCGGTTTCCGGAATTTAGCGCCCGATGTAGATGCGATCTGGATAGCCCGAGAAGATGTGCCGTGGCAGGCCAGGCAGGTCGTAACCGCGCCTCCAACCCTCGTGCCTTATGCGGTAAAGCTCGGCCTGCAGCTCGCACGAGAACCACAGGCGGACGATGTAGCCGCTGGGCGAGCAGCAGTTCCAGAAGGCAAGCCAGCAGAAGACGGGCCTCAAGAGCGCCTCTTATTGGCCATCGCCGTGGCAAATTCCACGCTGCCGCAGGCTTCGTCGACCGCCGCTGGACTCGGCCTCAAGATGTACGTCCCGATTTGTGTGACAATCCGAACCTCAACGCCTGTGTCTGCCAAAGCCTGGGCTTCGAGCATCACATTGGTTTCATGGGATCCGCGGCCGCTCACCACGAAGCTTCGGCATTTCATTGCGCGGCCTCCGCGGGTTTATCTTTTGGCGGCAGCGCGAGCTTCTGATCGCCCTCGCTTACGCAGATGCACTCGCCTTCGTGGCCGGCGTTCAGAACACATTGCGGGCGGGCACCGAAGCCGGGCTTGCCACGATGTGGGCAGCGCGCCATCGGACGCAGAGTGCCAACGGTGTGGTTTCCAGATCGCCTCGCGCCACCGCGGGTGCAGAGATCGCAGGCGATGATTGGGTGATGGACGCATCCGACGCTCACAGATAAATCCCCATCAGAACGCCAAGTCTAATGCGAAACGGATTTATCTTATCGCCCCAAATTACGTCTGCGGTGTTGAGAGCCAACCAATGAAGCATGCTGGAGAAGATACCAGCAATGAGCTTAGGTTGCCAAGATGCTGGCGAACTGCAGCAAGCCGGTCAGGGTATAAGTTATGAGCGCATTTGTGTTATCGAACTGCGGGGGCGCCGCACCGAACGTCACGATCATCACGTTGCCGTTGAAGGTGATGGCCGGAGTGGGCGGTACACTTCCACTGCTCACCGCGATAGCTGGGGTCTGGAGGCCCGCGACGCGCGCGCCAAGAGGAACGAGCCCAAGGGTGGCCAAGTCAACCTCTAAAAGCGAGGAGGTTCCATCGACGGTGAACTTAAGCTGGAGGGCTTGGACAGGTGTAATCACAGAGCTATCGTAACCCAGCCATCAAGCACAGGGTTTCATGGTGGAGGCAGCACGCTCAAGCTGGCGCATGTTGGCAAGCACGCGCTCGATCAGCTTCTCGGAGGTTCCAGGGTCCGTCGCGATGCAATCGAGTGCCTTCTCCAACCGTGCTTTGTCTTCGTCTAGGATCAGGCGCATGGGTCGCAGACTACCTCGCCGTCCTCATCCAGCGCAAGCACCACCTCGTACTCGATGCGCATCAGGATTTTATCCCTGCAGGGCACAGCTCGCGTGTGGATCGCCAGAAGGATTCGGCAGCCCTGCTCCTCTTCCTCGGATAGGAACGTGTGTTCAGCGATTACAGCCATGGAATACTAGGCTCCGGATAGCATCGGCAGTTTTTTGCGACTATAATAATCCTTGCCATTGTGATACCGTACCATCCAGTATCGCTTTCCATGGTGAAGACGTGGCCCGAGAAATTCCTGATGACCTTATCGCTCACGCGCGCAGCCTGATAGAGGGTGGCGCCATGCTCAAAGACGCTGCGTCCGCTATTGGTTG